CATCGAGGGCGATAGGTATGTGAGACACGAAGCTAGCTCCCTGCTTGCGGTAGCCAGCCCACTCGATGCAGGCAGCAAGCGCACAGTAAGGGCTATCAGCCTGCGTCCACAGCCGTGCGCCATCCAGTGGGTTCTCCCCGCTGTCGGCGATCAGTGCGTCATGCTCCTTAACCCAAGCGATGCGCTCATCGAACGGCACCTTGTCTACGCCAAACAGGTTGGCGATGTGGATGGCCAGCCAGTCAGCCCCATCGGATCCCAAGGGCTTCCCCTCGGCGAACATGAGCAAGGCTTTCTGAACGTCATCCCCTTGTGGGGAGGGACCGCCGTTGACTACTGGGTAGACACGGCCTCGGAAGTCCAGGTTGTGCGGGTAGTAGATAGCGCCCTCGTCCTCGAACATCTCGGCTGTCCATAGTACTTGGCTCATGGCTATGCGGCGTGACTTCATGCGCCCGTTCTCTGCGTACACAGCCACGGCCTTCCGCTTCCAGTCAGCCAGCGCACCCATGTTGGTGTCGATGTCCAGCGGTCGGGGCGGGGTGGGTATGTCCTCGCGCAGCGGTAGCCCGCCGATGCTTGATCCAGCTTCCCACACCTGCCGGGCTACGTTGAGTACGCCCTTGTTGATGCGCCAGCGGGTTGCTTGGATCACGTTGAGGGAGTCATACACGGCGGGCATTGATGTCTCAGCTAGCCGTGCCAGTTCATCCTTCGATACACCACGTACCATCCAGACCCTGTTGTTCAGGTAGCCACCGTCGTACGGTGTAGTCCAGTTCTTGGGAGGTACGATCATCGGCATGTGTACGGGGTTGAGCAGTTCGCACCGAGCGTGTTGGTTCTCCAACCATTCGACCAGCTTCGGGGTCGGGCATACGTGCAGCTCCCTCCTTCCAGTACGTACGTTGGGCAGCCGCTCGATCGTGAATAGATCAGGCGCGGACTCGACCAGCATCTCGACGCACTTCACGCCGATCTGGACTGCGTCGTTGACGGACCAGTTGACGAGCAGCCGTTCGACTGTCTTCATTGCCCGACGTATCTTCCTGCGCCAGGTTACCCCGTAGTTGCCGGCCTTCTTGTTGGCCTTCATTAGTGACTTGAAGAAGGCAGGCTCATTCCTCTTGATCGCATCGTAGTTCAGGTGATCCTTCATTGTCTCTGCGATCTCACGTCCCACGTTCTTGAGTGAGAAGTGTCGGATGCTGGCATTCACCACACCACGTGCGGTCAGGTATGCCACCTGCTCAGGCTTCATCAGGTGCAGCATGGGCATGGCCTTCATCCGCCCGCCTGCCTGACCTTTGGATGATGCCTCCATTACATTCTCGATGTGGCTGGATAGGTTGCCCACCAGCTGCTTGAGTAGCGCCCGGCCTGGAGGCAGGTTCACTTCCTCCTCTGCAGTGGGCTGTCCCTCACCGCGCCACGGCATGGGCCGCGCCTTGCGATACCGCTCTGCGCCGAGGTCAACGGCCTGCGATTCGAGTGCGATCTGTCGTTCGATAAGTGTCTGTTCAGTCAATGTGCCAAGCCTCCTGAACGGTGTGCCACGCTGTGCCATGTGCCAATGTGTGCCGTGGTTCGGCACACTTTTCTGGCACACTCGCGGAAAACCGTCGTAAGTTGTTGAATTTTAAGGCTTGACTTGGTCGGGACGAGACTAATCTGTGCCAAACCAAGTCAATTAAATCAATGAGTTAGCTGGTATCTGTGTGCCTTGATTACCCATAGCGAGGCACACTTGGCACACGCTTAGGCACACAATCGAATACTCCTAGGTATACAATACCAGTTATCATCTAGTCTAGCTAACCAGTCGGAGACCAGCTGCTTCGGTATGCTCCGTCCACTGGCGCAGCGTGTGCGTCTTGCGGAAGGTGTATACCCTCGCCGTGATGGCGATGTTCTTGTGACCCAGTAGGTCAGCGATCACCTCGATCGGTACCCCAGCGTCGGCCAGGCGTTGCCCTCGGGTGTGCCTTAGGTCGTGGATGGTGAGGTGCGTGAGCTTAAGGGCAGTGCGGCACTGGTCCCACATCTCGAAGACCTTGCCGCTGGTCAGCCCACCGAACAGGTTACCCTCGATCTCCATGGTGCGGAAGATGTTGACCATCTTCTGCAGTCGGGTGGTCAGTGGGATCTCACGGCCCTCGTCGTTCTTGGTCTCGCCATCATACAGCATGACGATGTCACCATCGATGTCAGCCATGGTCTTGCCCAGCGTCTCGCTCTTACGCATGCCAGTGTCGATCTGCCATGTGATGAACTGCTTGAACAACCACCACTGCTGCCCTCGGTTGGATGTCTGCATCTGTTGGTTGCAGTAGTCATACACCCGAGCCTCGTCATCCTCGGTCAGCTCCTGCTTGCGAGGTTTCGGTGTCTTCACCGTATCAGGGAAGGCAGGGATGTAGTTGAGGTAGAACTTACCGGTCTTCGGGTTCTCCCATGCGGTGGCGCAGCGATGCAGCACCGTGCGTATGCGGGACAGCCGCTTCTTGATCGTGCCATCCTGCAGTCCAGCTGATCGGCAGTCAGCAACGAACTTCTCCAGCACCTCGAGCTTCACGTCGGTGATCTCGATGTCCCCGATGGTGTCGGCGATGATGCGGCAGTCGGACCAGATGGTCTGCCATGATGAGCAGACATCGGGATGCCACTTGCCATTCCTCATGCGGTCAAACGCCTGGCTCAGGGTGAAGGTGGTCTTGCGCTTGGGCTGGTCAGTGCCAGCCTCGGCCTCGTCCCCTCGGAAGTACGCGATGTACTTGTCACGACCCATCACGGCTGCTGCCTTGGGGTCCCGTGTGCCGAGGGAGATGCGCTTGCGATCACCGCTCTCGTCGGTGAACTCTACGTAGTGAATGCCGTTGGTCCGGCGCTTGACTTCGAAGCTCATGCTGTCTCCTTAAAGGTGCTGCAATATCTTGTTCACGATCTCCTCGCCCTTGGGTGTCAGCACCAAGTCCCACTTGCGGAGATCCTTGGGGTCACGCTCGGCTCGTACGGTGTTAGCCACGCCAGCCTTGCGCTCACCCTCTACGTGCATCATGGTACGCAGCAGCTTCGATGCGCTGCCGCTCTTAAGATCCCCGAGGTGCATGTCGATGTCACGTACACCGATCGGGTCACCCGCAGCGTTTGCCCTAGCGATAAGCATGAGGGCCATGAGCTGGCGGGGCGGGAGGTTTGGGCCAAGCTCTTCTACCGCTACGCTAAGTGTCCTTAGCAGGCGATACAGCTTGAGCGAATGTGTTGGGTCCATTTGTCTGCTCTCCTTCTTGTCTCTCCGTCTTACGGGCGACGGTGATCTCGACCCCCCACCCGAAGAGTCTCACCCAGTGATACGACCGTGTTCCACCCCTTACTTTCACCGTGTCAGTATCATAACCGATCCGGTCTTGGATGTAAACGGGCATCTGATCTGCTGCCCAAAAAGATATATCGATGTTAAACATATGTAGCTGTCACCCTCGTACGCCCAGTCGATCACCCGACTGGTATCAATAGATTATACAGCAATCTGATCAGCTTGGGTTGGCCCTCGTTGTGTGATCTGATCTGATTGCCTTGCTCTACAGGAATGCGACCCTCGTTTTGTCAACCGTTGTAGCATAGTATAAATTGAAACTAAATCAACACCCCAATCACCTCGATGATGGACCAGGGTGCGGTCTCTTTGAGACACTCGGCTGCCATAAGGGCATGTGCCTTCGATCTGAATGGTTCGCCGGTCTCACGGCCATCGATGCAGATCATGTAGCGGTATGGTTTGCGGATCATTTGTGCTTGGTCCCTTCGATATAGAACCACATAACGACAAGCCCAGTGATGAAGGCTTGCATGGTGACGGACATGGATGATGGGTCTTCCATGTCAGTACCCCTTCACGACAAAGTGAATGATCAGTGTGATCGGGAGCAACGTCCCGATCGACAGTGCGAAAGCTTCGATCAGCATCATAGCGCAGCCCTCGCTTTCCGTAGGTCGATGACCACCTTGGTGACTGCCTCATCGAGCTTGTCTTGGATGTCGAGTAGCTGCCCGAGCAACTCTCGTAAGCCCTCGGCATCGGCTACATTCTCTTCCCTGATCTGTGCCTGCAATGCCGGTGCGATCAGCTCCTTGATGGCGTAGGCAAGGGACGCCACCTCGATAGGGTTCAGCTTCAACACAGCGTTAGTTTCTAGCTGCGGGTTCGCCTCCTTCAATCGGATCTGCGCGGCGAGGATGTGGTTGGTAATGCTCATTGGTATTCCCTTCGTATTGGTATCTGTTTAGACAGCCTCGATCAGGCCGTTGATGATGGCGCGGAATGTCCCGTCGATCATCGCATGCTCAGCGTCGGATCCACTTTCGCGGATGCCTTCCTCAGCATAGAAGTCGAGTGCTTGCAGCACGGTTGCATGCTGCGACTCCGTCAGGTGGATGCGGTATACTCTCTCGGTCATGCTCAATACTCCTCCACTTCGACACCATACAGGCGACCCCTGCGGTATGCCTCGCAGCGCGCATCCTCGTATGTCTCGAAGTCTTCCTCATCATCGATGTCGATCTGACCGCCCCAAAGGGGCGACGATGTCCTGTGCTGCCCCTCGTAGAAGTCATAGACCGACCAGCCTGTGGCTGGGTACTCCAGCCCATCGGTGTACGTTTGGTTGCCATTCGCATCCTCGAAGAAGGCGTGAAGGCAGATGTGGTTTGGCTTAGGCATGTCAGAAACCTCCGGTCAGTTCGATTGTATAGGTCTGGTCAGATGTAGCGGAGGCGCGGAAGGTTAACCCAGCGCGCACCAGCTCGGCGATCACGCCGGTGAACTCGACGCGATCGTAACAGGTGATGATCATGTTTTTTCCTTTAGACGACGGGGCCGCTATGCAGCGCCTGTGCAAAGATGATTGCGAGAAACCATGCGGCGGACGCTATGGAGACCCCAGCGATGGAGAGGAGAGACAGGGCGGCCTTAGTCATGATCGTCTCCGTCGAAGAGCCGTTCCTCGGCGCGGATGATCGCGACCTTGATCGTTATCGGATTGCACACTTCGACACCCAAGCGGCGTTGCCACCTGAGCAACCAGTCACCGTAGACGGTGATCGCTGTATTGTTCCCTGTGGAGACGGCTTCGCGGTACAGGGCGTAGGTGTGTGCAAGCTCTGCGGCTTCACTGGCTGTTATAGTCGTTTCAACGGTCATTGTCACTCACTCCTAACTGGTATCTATCAGGCTGCCAAAGCGACAGCCTGAGGTTGATCAATCACGAACCCTGAGGTGTCGCGCTTTGCGTTGCCCTTGGCATACAGGCCGACTATCGACCCGCGAGGATCCAGAAACCGGAGGTCGGTCTCGTCCCCATCGATCACTTGCCGACCCATGAAGCCGGTCTGCATGAAGTGATCCCGGGTTGCGATATCGCGGAAGACTGCAGCGACGTTGAACCCATTAAGCAGCGCGAGACGAGCCTTGTCGGCGTTGCCATCGGCCAGCGAAAAGGTCAGGTGATAGTTTGCAGGGACACCCTTGCGGTTGGCCAGCTTGGTGTAATCATAGAACTGCACATCGGCGAACCAGTCCATTATGGACAGGCCGTCCAGATGGAACGGCTTAGCCTCCCACCGAATGTCCGAGGTGGCGTTGAGACGGACTGCAGGTGTGAACCCCTTGGCCTTGGCCTTGCGAACAAACGCTGCAATCTCTTTCACCAGCTGGACAAGGAACGCTTGCCGGTCATTGAAAAGCCATTGCGTCCGAGCAATGCGCGCCGCTTGAACAGTATTGCGAACGCCACGTTCAATGTCAGCGAACGTCAGGATGCCGAAACCAGCGACGATGCCACCACGGCCCGCCGTATTAAGGCAGGCAGCTTTGCAGCCCTTGGTAGCGCCAGCACAAGTATTGAAGCCGGACAGCGTAGCAGGAGCCAGATGCAGGACCGCGGTCCAGTAGCCGAGCTTTTCGCCCTTTTCAGTTTTGGGGTTTCCAACGGTCAAAAGTTTCATGGTATTGGCCTCCTATTGGTACGTATTGAGTTACCAGAAGAGCGCCTAGTTGCGCCCCTCATGTAACCCTAGGGCAACCGGAGCCGCCCTAGCGTTGTCTTGCATCAGCCGTTGTCGCTACCGGTCAAAAACCGTGTACCTATCAGGCGACTGATATTCCCGTCCGGATCAAAGCGGTCCTACGCGCTCCCCTTAGGGTGTCCCGACTATGGTCTAGTCGGCATTCAATGTCAACAGGTATCTTTCATCACCGGTTGTTCGTTATGACTGGCCGCTGGAACCTTGCCTAGGGCGGCGAACTCTCGGACCCCTAGGTGATTTCCTTGGCGATCATGCCCCCGACTGCGGGAACCGAACGTAGGATGGCAAATCAGAGCCTGTTACCGAACCGGTGGATTGTGTGTCCGTCGTTTCGATGTCCCCATCATACGGATATCGACAAGCCGGTCAACAGGTATTTGATACCTATCTTCATTTTTCTCTTAAGATGATGAAATTAAACGGATTTAATTTGCATTGCCCTAGGTGAATGACGGATTTCCGCCGATAGGGCCGCCGATAGGGCCGCCGATAGGGCCGCCGATAGGGCAGGCGTTAGGGCAGGCGATAGGATGGACCCAAGGATGGACCCAAGGATGGACCCAAGGACGGGATAGGGCAGGATGGAAAAAATCAGACCGCCGAACGGCTGGCCGGATAAGGCAGGCAGGGATGCATCGGCGATAGGGCAGGCGATAGGCCGCCGCTGCAATGCTCGAGCATGCATTCGTCCGATACAGACTATTCGAGCCAAGGAATTCTGCGGGTGTGCGCGGGTGTGTGCCACGTGTGTGTGCCATGCGCGTGTGTGCGCGTGTGCATCGTGCGCGTGTGCGCGTGTGGGCATGGGGGGAATGTGGCAAGCCCCGATCAATCAAACCCTCTTCAGATTTTTGTACCATATATTTCCAGGACCGATTCTAAGCCCCGTACAGCAACGATACACCTCCGCCGCTGGGTCCATACCTACGGGTATCCAAATGACTCTGTACGGGCTTCCTAGGAGCTTACAGGGCTATCCTTAGGTCTGACTTAGCGGTATGGTCAGGAGATGGTGGAGACCAGGTAGAGAGACCTCAAAGAAATATTCCCATCATCATCGAATACCTCTTGACAGGCATCTCAGGGATGTGCTACCCTTATCCTACTATTATAGTACTACTAGTAGGACTACGCTTAGTACTACGCTTAAAGACCTAGTAGGGTGATATAGATAGGATGATAGTAGGACTATCTACCTTAGGTCTCCCCGTAGGTCCACCCTTAGGTCCATCCCTAGGTCTGCCCTTAGCGTCTGCCTCGGTCTTCCCGCTCGGGAAAGAAACTTCCAGATTGTGGAAGTATCGGTCTAGTTATCCCGATCGGTAAACCCAGGGTCATCACCGCCATCACTGACGGAAAACAGCCATTGTCTTCATAGAGCCTCATAGAAGCCCGTAGAGCGATGATGAGTACCAAGTGGGGTGTGAGTACCAAGAGGTATGCTATCGTTGCTGTACGGGCTTCCTAGGAGCTTACAGGGGCATTCTAGAAGCTGCCCTCGGGGTATCCTCAGGGAGGACAGAAGAATACCCCTCTGGGTCTTACGAAAGGATGACTAGCGACTGCGCTTAGTGTTGGTGAAGGATCTACCGGTCCCGGCTCTCAGGGATACCCCAGCGCCAGTCAGGAAGCGTCGAACCTCAGCGTCCATTGCTCGGTCCTTGGCAAGCCTCTCAGCTCGCTCCTGGTCGACCTTCAACAGCTCTTGCCAATGGGCTACAGCCTCGGCGAGGATCTCGATGCGGTCATCGTGCTTCAAGGACGCTCGGTCCCTGGTGAGACGGGTGAGCTGGTAGAAGCCATCATAGACGTTAGCGGTCTCGCCCTTAAGGCTGGACACAACGATGGACCTATCGATGACTACGCGGTGACTGCTTAGGGCAGGCTCGAGCTTCCCGATCACTCGGGTCTCCTTCTGCCCGCTGACGCGGTAGTCTTCTATCTGGCATGGATGGATGCGGTTGATGACCGGCTGGAGGAGGGCAGCGAACATACCAGAGCCGAAGTTCTCCTCGACCTTGATCAGGTTCACCTTCTCATCCTTGGCAATCCTTGCGAGAGTCTCAAGGGTCGCCTCTGAGTATCCGTCTTGGATACCGCCCCAGCGTCTCACAAAGACAGTCCCGTGGAGCATCTTGGTGACGCAGTAGGTGGTCTCGTCCTTACCTTTACCCGAGGGGTCGACGTACATGACAGACCCATGGAACGGCTCGAAGTGGTCGCTGGTATACATAGGGGCATACCAACCATCGCCATCAAGGCCGACGTTCTCATAGTCTTTGATACGTTGATCCGGGCCAGATGCCCAGACCACTTTGGCCGGAGCTACTTCCTTATCGATGTCCATGACGATGAGGTCACGGAGACGTAGGGGGTACTTGTCTGCGTCAGCCAGTCGGGTGTCCAACTGGTACTGCAATGTGTATTCGCTGCGGCCCTTCTCGGCTTCCTTCTCCAGGAGTTCCTGGTGAGTAAACCGCTTGGGGTCCGTAGGGCTGCCCCCACTGTCGGACCCAGGGAGGGGCCGCTGGACGGTGGGATCTGCTTTAATGTCCTCAAGAAGTACGGGGGCTAAGTTGCCGTCATACTTCAATATATCTTCTTGCTTGGGATAGCGGGCTGGCCAGATGCGGACAGTGTATCCCTTGTTCGGAAGCTTACGGTAGATCGACTGGATGGACTGGGGTGTACCCAAGTAGATGATCTCACCACCTGGCACCAGAACGTCAGCGGCTTCCCCGGTGAGCTTCTCTAGCTTCTCCCGCTGGGTTTCCGTAGCGGAGTTCTTCGGGACCTCGCAGTCGTCAAACAGGACGATCGTAGCGCGGCTACCCGTGAGCTGACCGGTGATGCCGACAGCTTTGACAGAGGGCGACTTGCTGGTCTTAGCGCCGCCCACTTCGAATGACTGAATGTTATCCCGCTGGTCTGCCTTAGGACGCAGCTCGATAAGAAAATCACATCCAAACAATATCTTGCGGATGAAACCTGAGATCTCTTTTGCGAAGTCCTCATTCGCCGAGACCACCATAACTTTTTCATCTGGGTTATTCCAGAGCCGCCACACGATGTAAGCAGCGGTGATGTAGGACTTACCTACGCCACGGAACGCCTGGATCATCCGGCGGCGTGGACCGGTCGCCAAGAAGCTGGCGATGTCATATTGAATGCGCGTGGGTATGGGGAGTAGGAGAACCTTCACCCAGACATACCACATGAAGCGGCGGAAGTCCCCCCTCATCATATCGAGGGAGGACTTACCGGTTAGCGGTTGTTCGCTCAATTAACCTCTCTGGTTAAAGGCAACCACGTTGGAATCCTCGAAGTCGAGATCTTCCAGCTCTGTTGCCAGCTCATCGAGTTCTTTGTTTGCCCGCGCAGGGGCATCTATCCCGTTGTCCTTAAGGAACCTTGCGGCTGCCGCTAGGACTGAAGCAGGGATCGGCTCTTCCCGCTCCATGTATCCCCTGATCTCACCCGCGAAGGATGAGGCCAGGAGACCATGAAGGGAACCGAGCTGTTGCTCGGTAGCTTTGCTCACGCCCAGACCCGGTAAGGGACATCAGGGGGCGTGATGATGAACGCATCGAGGCCCTCGACGGGCGCAGGGCAGCGCACATTGACGTGCCACTCTGGGTAGGAGACGATGCTGGGGGTCCCATCTTCGTTGTACCCAGTCACTTTCGTGATGGGGCCGATGACGTCCAGGTGGACGAAGGGGGCAGGATTGCCCTCCTCGTCGACCAGCCCGGATGTAACAAGGGCTTCGCTTAGGACGGCCTCAGTGGGGGCCTTAAGGTAGTAGTCCATGGGATTTCCTTATGCAGTAAGGGCTTGGAGTTGCGCGTTGGTCAGCCGCGTGGGGTAGTAGCGGATGGACCGGATGTGGCCGTTCGTGGGGAAATCTCCCGCCGCATAGACGGCCCCGATCAGTAGCCTGTCCACGGTTGGCACCGTGCAGGCCGTATCGGTCGCCTGAGCGGTGCCGTTCAACGCGTATCCGGTGTTGTTAGTCGCGTAAGCGAGAGCTACCTTCACAGGCTGACCGGCCATAGCCACGGTATAAACAGCCTGATCGCTGCTACCGTCGCGCATAATCCCCGCGATGTTGTTAGCGGCTCCTGTGCGGAACAAAGCGGTGTTTTCCGCCGATGTTCCGATAGACGCGGCCAGCAAACCGTCACTGAGTCCCTTGTTCAGGCCGAAGAACGTGGCTTCTGCAACGAACGTCCCCTCGCTCTGGTTATACCAAGGCGAGAAGTTCGCCCCAGTGATAGCCGCTGAGTCAGCCGTTCGGGTAACCTGGGAGGCGACGGTGGGGATGTAGCTGGTGGCGAACGCACCGGCTTCGAGTTGTGCGCCCCAGATGAAAACGCCGGAACCGGCAGTGCCGGTGTAACTAACGACGTTATCGGCTGTAGAGACAAAAAACTGCCCGTAGGTAGACGCGGCTGAAACCGTGCGAGTTACCGTACAACGATACCAGCCGTTCCCAACAGGAGTGATTGTCGCGGTGTTCCCAACGGCATTAGTACCAACTACCCCAGTTGCGAGGTTGAAGAAGGTGAACCGCTCGCTTGTGTCCCACGCGGATATTGCGAACCAGCTACGCTCAGCCGCCTTTGCATAGACGGTATAGGTGTACGTGCTTCCAGCGGAGATACTGATCGGGCCGTTGAAAGTCTGGTGTGCAGCCGATGTAGAGTCTTCAACGAGCTTATCGGCGTCGACGGTCCCGTCAGGTGACGTGGTGGCATTTGCCGTGACCGTCACGCCTGTCTTCTGCCAAGCCGCGTTATCGAACTCCTCCGATCTGGTTACCAGGTTCGTCCGCTGCTCCTCGATGAGCAAACCCCTAGGGGCAAGCGTTACGGGATCATAATCGAACCTCGGGGGAAACCTCCCGCCGAAGTTGCGGGTGTACGTTGAGGGGGACGCAGCGGTGACCTCTCTTACGGAGATGTTGTCGATGGTTCCGATGAAGCCAGAGCCGTCTGATCCGATAGCGATCTTGTTGTTGCCGCTGACAGCAGCCAAGTACGCGACGTACTGGCCGGTCGATGCGCGGACAGCGCCAATGACTGCGGTTCCGCCGATTAGAGACGCACGGACGTTGCCGCTTGAATACGCGGTCACGTCGAAGCTGACGCGGTAGACCTTGCCCGTGGTGATCGTGATCGTCTGGTCGATGACTTGGAAAGCGCCGACGTTGGCTTGAGCCGCGCCGCTGCTGATCGTCCAGCCGGTTCCCTTCGCCCAAGCGGTGTCGGTGTCCAGAGTTCCGTTAGTGGTTAGCTCGCTACCCAACGTCAGGTTTGCATCGGGGGTCTGCTCGAGTTGAGCGCCCCAGATGAAGATGCCGCTACCGGCAGTACCGGCGTAGGATAGCACACCGTTTGTGGCGGCGGGCCATACAGCGATATTTGGCGTCCCGCTGGATGCGGTTTGAATGCTCAGGGAGCATCTGTACCAGCCACCACCCATCGGCTCAATGGAGGCAGTTGCACCAGAACCGAGCGTAGCCACTGTCCCGTTAGAGAGGTTAAACCACGTCCAGCAGCTGGCCGTTCCGGTGTATATGTTCATTACACCAAATGAGCGTTCAGCAGCCCGCATGGAGCAGGAGAACGTATGCATCGTTGACGCGGCCATGGTGGGGGCCTGACTGGCACTGAACGCCCCAGTCGTGGCGGACTCGACGAGCTTATCCGCAGTCATCGTGCCGTCAGGCGCGAGGCCGGCGTTAGTAACCACCGTGGCGTTGGTCTTGGTCCAAGCAGCGTTATCCAGCTCCTGCGTGAACGTCAGTAGGTTCGGACTAACCGGCGTCGGTACAATCCGACCCAGCTGGTCAACGTAGGTAGCAGCTGAGGTGCGCGTGAAGTCGATCAGCTGCGAGAATGTCTTTGATGTTAGAGGCATGATCAGCTCCAAACTTGAATGTTGATAGGTTCGCCGCCGACCGTCGCGTCACCCTCATCCACCTGGAAACCCGGGGATAGGAAGTCGAGCGCAAGCACCGGCCAGACTGAGCTGGTCGAGTTCACGAAGTCGAGGATGAGAGAAGGCGTCCCGTCAGTCGGAAGGCCTCCCCTGAGTTGGGCGTTGAGGAGCGTCCCGCGGGATACCGCCGACCACGCAAGGGCGGCGAATATGGCCCCCTTCGAGATCGCCGACATATTAGTCTGCTCCGACCCAGAGGCTCACCACGCCAGTACCGGCGGTAACTTCGAGACGGATGAAGGGGACCCAAGAGATTGCCTCGAGGAAGTCTGCGGTGCCAGCTGCACGGATCTCGACCCAGGGAGCTTCACCGCTTACACGGCCCAGCACACGGAAGGTGGTGCTGCCGTCACCGTCAGCTTGTACGGGCAGGAGGCCTGAGCCGTAGAGGTCCACTAGGGAGTCGGTGTGGTCAGCCGTGCCGACCCCAGTGCGGGTGATCTTGATTGACATGAGAGTGTTCCTTACTTCTCGGCCTTCGCCTCTAGGCGGGCCACGGTTTCGCGTGTCTGGGCGACATCACGTTGAATAGAGTCGAGCCGCTCGTCGACGCGCTCGAGGCGCTCAAGGCGGGTGTCGTGTTTGGCTACGTCGATCGAGTTGCCGACGAGGAGAGAGCCACCGCCTAGGAAGGCGGCAGCCGCTACGGTTTGCAGGACGTGGTCCCGCAGGTTGTCCCAAGTCATAAGACCTGGTCCATCTTGCTAGTGTGATGAGGGTGCATGGTTACCTGATAGAGGGTCGCCCCGACTATCAGTCGCCGAGGGCTGTAAGGTTGATGTTGAAGGTGGAGTCTACGCCTTCGTAGGTGCCGGTCAGGGTCACTGACCTCTCCCGGGTTACGTAAGGGTCACCCACGTTCTCGGGGGGTTGTGCATCCAGCGTGAAGGTCACTGAGGTGCCACTTGAGCCAGACGAGCGGTCAGCCGTCATGTTAGACGGGAGAGTGAACGTCCATGTCACAGCGACGGTAGCAGTCACCGTGAACGTCACAGTGTATGTACCGGAGGCTGAATGCGTACCGGCTGCAGGCGAATAGGACAGCACAGCGTCACCGAGCTTCCATGTTCCGCCTTGGCGAACCCATAGCTCTCCACGCTTCCATGTGCCGCCCTGTCGGACCCACACATCGCCATCCTTGAAGACCCCGCCGTGCTTGACGGAGAGGGGCATTATGAAGCCACCTTGATCCAGATGTCCCCATCGGATCCTCCCGAGGCGGATGATGTGGATACCGTGATACGGCCTGACCCGAGTGAGCTACTGCCGTGGTGAAGGACTGCACCCTCGCCGTAGCGATAGAGCGCCCCGTCAACGTGAACTGGCTGGCCGAAGTAGTGCGAAGCTCGGTCGGTGTTGTAGTGGCAGTGACTTGAGTTCAGCGGGCCGATGTCCAGATAACCAGACGTAGTGCTGATACGGGCATTGGTCGCACTGGCTGTGCTATCTATGATAGCCTTGTTGCCTTGGATGAGGATATCACCGATGCCGTTGTATACACGCATGCGGCTTGAACTATCACCATAGCCAACCCAGCCACGCTCGACATCCGAGCTGTTACGGAAGCCAACATAGGCACCCATCGCTGAGTCACCTCCACCAGACTTAACCCTTAGGTTACCGCTAGTGACGGTCAGTGTGCTGTTAGCAGCGACTGCCCCGTTGAGGGTGACTGTGCTTGAGAACGTAGCGCCGCCGTTGTCCAGCGTAACGTAGTTCCCCGATCCGCCGATGCGGAGGAGACCGCCAGTGGTGTAGATGTACGTGGTGTTCGCCACGTTGTTAATCGGGAGGGACCCAACGGTGGACCCAGTTCGGGCTAGTTGGATCATAGCGTCTACCCCGGGGCGTACGATGCCCATCGAGGTTATAGCCGTGCCATTGTGCTGGGCGGTTACTTCCCCGGCAGTGGTCACTAGGTTCCCGCTGGTCGTCAGGTTCCCCGTCATTGTCCCACCAGCCAGGGCCAGCTTAGCGTCTAGCGCAGTCTGGAGACCGGTGACGTCAGAGATGACATGGCTGTGGGCCGAGGGGGAAAACGTGCTTGGCTTGCCCGATAGGTTGGACCAAGTGAAGTCAGCGGTGATGACGTAGCTACCCGAGGCTTGCTTTCCATCCAGAGCCGTCTGCAGACCAGTCACATCAGCGATGCTGTGGGTATGAACTGACGGAGTGAACGTACTTGGCTTGCTTCCTAGGTTGGCCCAAGTGAAGTTGGTGATCTGGAGATAGCGGCCATCAGCCGCCGTCTTGGTGTAGAAGTTGGCTGGATCAAACGTAGCCGCCGCTGCGGCAGCCGCTTGGGCATCGTTACGAGCCGTTATAGCTACATCCCGGGCTGCCGTAGTGACGTCCCTAGCGGTGGTAGCAGTGGTGGCTGCAGCCGATGCAGTGGTGGCTGAGGCAGCTGCAGCGTTGCGATGGACCAAGGCGTTGGCCTCGGAGTTCGCTGCTTGCTGGCGAAAGGTGTCCGCCTCTGAGGCTTTCGTTGTGGCAGTCGTTGCGGAGGTAGCTGCGGCTGTCGCTCTTGTGTTAGCGGTAGCCGACGCCGCTTCTGCCGCAGTCTGAGCCGCTAGACAGGAAGCGAGTGTCCCCGTACCTGACGTGGTCAACAGACCAACCTCGTAGGCAAGTCTTGCGGGTGACTTATAGTAACCCAGCTCACCCAAGAGGTTGACGATTGGATACCGCCCATCTGCGTAGGGACCGCCGGTGGCAGTCCCCGCTTGCCATGCTAGGAGTTGATCCTCGCGGGCGTCCACCTGTGCGATGACCGACTGCAGCGCAGTGGCCAGTTCGGCGTTGGATACGCCCGGCATAGATTACTCCTTTGGTTCTTCGGAGGCTTGCGCCTGCGTGATAGCGACAGCCACCTGGATGCCTGCGCGGATCTCCCGCAGGGCGTCCTCAATGGTTGCCTTCTGAGCTAGTAGCTCCATCTCCTTGTGGCGGAGTTGTGAGAGCAGATCAGTCATTGGGGCTGCCTTCTGAGACTTCGCCACCGCCTGGGCCGGATACACCCGGGCCGGTGACCGGAGGCCACAGGAAGGGGGGCGAAGGGCGGGGCTTGCGGGTCAAGAGTACGATGGTAGTGGCCAGCGTAAGCAGGCTCACGACTGCAATGATTTCGAGGATCATAGTGTTTCCTTATCGACGGAACTCAGTGACAGCGATCTGGCGTTGGCCGATCGTTGCGTAGTCCGCGTTGGAGTTACCGAGCTTGAGTTCGATGGTGTACGTGACGCTGCCGGTCGCGCCGGAGGTATCAACGAGGAACATAGGGAAGGACCCAGTGACGGGTGTCTTTACCACGACCTCATATTCACCTAGACTGCCTGTGAAGTAAGACTGCTCTCCGGGGAGGATGGTGAGGTTGCTCTCACGTACCAGTGTACCGTTCCGCAGGAGGCGGATGTTCACCGCACACCCAGAGGAGTCAGCTTGTCCGTTAAGTAGACCACAGAAGTCCACCCGGGCAGCACCGCCCGTCATTGTGACAGTACAGCTAGCAGCCGTTTGCCAAGACGTGGTTAGCGTTAGGTCAGCACTGGTGTATGCGCTGTTGCCGGAAGTCACGGCATTAGCCGCCAGACCCCCAGTAGTCACCGTCCCGTTGATCAGGAGGGACCCGTCCACGCGCACATCACCGGTCATGTAAACGCCAGTGGCATCGACCGAGAAGACTTGCTTGGGTGTAACCCCAGGGACCACCACGCGGAACTTGTCAGCGAGGATAGAGAAGTCACTCACCGTGCCGCTGTTGTTCTGGACGAAGCCAGACACATAGCCGTTGACGTTGAGGGCCACACCGTATCGGGCAGCTACGCCGTTGACCGAGGTTGTCAGTGAGGTAACCGAGGCGGACAGACCACCGACCGTCGTTGAGACAGTCGAGATGTCAGTCGCTAGGGCGGACACTGCGGTTGCCCGAGTGGATGACTCAGAGGCGATAGCAGCAGTGTTAGAGCTGAGTGTGCTTTGGATGCCCGAGAGACGGCTAGCGAGTGTTTCGCCGCCACCGATCTGGACAGTACCTGTGTTCAAAACGAAGGCCGTGGCCCCGCCATTCCTTGCACCGAGCAACGAGATGTCCGTAGCCAGCACAGCGTCCCCGTCGATACGGGCGGTGCGGTCAGTCAGGATGGTTGCCTCAGCTGTACCCATGCGGGTGTCCAGCGATGTCACGGAGGTTGCCAACACGCCATCAGCGGCGACCCTTGCGGATTGCTCAGAGAGGATAGCAGCGGCGTTCGTAGCGTCTGTAGCGGAGATCGCGCTTAGCCTTGCAGCCAGCGTCTCCGTGGGGGATACCTTTGTCTTTGAAGTATCTAGGATGAACGAGAGGTTGTCACCACTCTTTGTACCGATGAGGGCTAGAGTAGAGGTGATAGCCGTGTCGCCATCAATCCGTGCGTTGGCCTCATTCTCGATGAGGGTCGCAATGCCTTCCCCAGGGTCTGCCCCAGCGAGGGCATCGACCACGTCGACAAGTGTGTCATGGTCGAACCGGAGAGTAGCGGCTGTAGTGTTTGCGCTCTGCAGGCCGACGTCTAGTGCAGCCAGCGCGTTGCTGTTTAGGGCGATACCAGTGAGGGCCTGAGCGACTGCCTCAGCGGCATCCGTAGCGATCACATAGTTAGCCAACTCTTCAACAACGTCGGCACCTTCTGGGATGACGTACCCGCCACCCGCAGCGATCACAGCAAGACGTCCACCTAGCGTGTCGTCGTATAGGTCCTTAAGTTCTTGCTGGATGTAGAAAACTTGATTGATGGCCGTGTCCAGTTCTTCCTCGGTGAGGACAGAACCATTCTGGAAATCGACCATGCGTGAGCTGATAGGGGTTTCCCGCCGCAGCTCAACGAGTGCGCCACTGGGAAGGTCCCCTGCAATCTTGATGCGGGCTTCCCCGACCCACCGGATAGGCAGGACGGGGAAAGCGCCGTTGATGCGGACCTTGACATGCGTTCTATCAGCGAACGGGAAGGTGACATCAAATTCATCGGTAGTGCCATCAGCTACGTATTGAACGTAGGAAAGGCTCACTGCCAGTATTCATCCTCTTGGCTTCGATCGGGTAGCTCTTCGTTGAGCAGCGCGATCATGTTACGGATACCAGTGACGTTCTGGAGGGGAGTGATGGCTTGAAGCGATCGGATGTCCTCCTTGCTGAACTGGTAGTCTTCCTGAGGAAGACGTAGTGGTAGCGTTGCGGAGTCTGCCGCGCCTTGCACGAGCTTCGCCGTAGGGTTACCCGCGATGAAGCCTGAGGCTAGACCGGTGGTGCGTCCGTTGGTGAAGATCTCGTCCTGGCCCAGGAAGGGCATAACGGTGTCAACCGAGGCAGGTATGATCGAGGCATAGCCGGTGGAGTTGAAGGCACCCTTAGCGAATGCCTCAAGACTGCCGTAGCGTTGGTCCCGATACTCCTGCGCATCTTCTCTACCAATAGAGTTGAGGTAGTTGCGTCCGATGTAGGACAGACCACCGAAGGCCATCGTGAAGGCAAACGCTGCCCAGACTTGTGGATCCTTCGAGTAGCGGGCCGCATAGAGCGAC